AATAATGTTAATTACTTCTATACCACAATATATTCAAAATATTACAAATGCAAAAGCTGATCTAACAGGTACTGGTGCAGTCACTCTTTACACTGCTCCGAGTGGTGCAGAGTTCAATGCAACTGTTATTTCATCTATTTTAGTATCAGAAGATTCTGGTAATGCCGATACAATAACTGTAACTATAACGAATGGAAGCACTGTGTTTAGTTTGTTTAAGGTAAAAGCTGTAGGTGCAAATGGTACAGTTGAGCTATTAACAAGAGATCTTGTTTTACAGGGTGGAGAAATATTAAAGGTAACGGCTGCAACAGGAAATAGACTTCACGTTGTTGCAAGTGTTCAGGAATTTGCACAGAATAGAAATACGACAAGTGGTATATAGACAGTAAAACATTATTAAGGTAAGATGAAGCCATGAGTTTAGGTAAGTTATTAAAACAAATAGCTCCAATTGCAATAAGTGCTTTTGCAGGACCTGCTATAGGAGCGCAATTTGGTGCAAGCAGCCCTTTTTTAAGTAGAGCTGTCACAGGAGCATTAACTTCTAAATTAATGGGTGGTAAAAACAAAGATGCTCTTAGAAATGCTTTAATTTCAGGTGTAACTGGTTCTGTATTTGATCAATTTGGTGGTGGTGAACAGGCTATAGGTCAAGGTGGAGAGGGAACAATTGTTCGTGGTGGGTCATCACAACCTCCTCCTAGTAATCCTGAAATAGCAAAAAGAATGGGTGTATCAACAGTGCCATCTGAACAAGCCTCAAAACAAATAGCTGAGACATTTAAGCCAAAAACATTTAGTGCAGAGTTACTTAAATCTGCTGGTGTTGGTGGAGACAATCTTTTTGCTAGATTGCTTAATACACCATTAGGTGAAGGTTTGACAGCAGGTTTATTGGCTCAATTATTGTCTGGTGACGATGAAGATGAAGACACAAGAACATCTTTTGAGAGAAGACCTTTTGGTTCAGGAGGTCCTGGTGGTAAGTTAGGTGGAATAACTTTTGCTAGAGAAGGTGGAGAAATGGGTTTTCCAAGACGTAATGGTGGTATAGATCCATCAGAAGGCTCTGGTACAAAAGATGATGTGCCTGCTATGTTGATGGCAGGTGAATTTGTGTTGACAAAAGACGCAGTTAAAGGTTTAGGTGATGGTAATCAAAAAAGAGGAATACAAAGAGCCTATAATATGATGGATAACTTGGAAGCGAGGGCATAATGGCTGTTCAAACTGTAGAAAACATACAAAGGTTACCTCCTTTTTTAGAAGGTTTACAAAAAAGATTGTTGCAAACTGGATTTGGAGAGTTTGATCCAGATACACAAGATCAAACGACACCTGGTTTACTTGATAGCCCTTTAAATTTACCACAATTTCAAATTGCAGGTATGGATCCTTTAAGAACTCGTGCAGTATCACTTGGAGAAAATTTAGTAGGGTCATTCGCTCCTTTTATTGAGGGAGCAAGTGATCAAACTTTAGCTGGTCAACAAGCACTGACATCAGGATTGCAGTTTTTACAACCAGGTCAAGGTAAAGCCTTTACCGATTCATTGGTAGAGCAAACGACTGGTAATCTTGAGAGTTTTCAAAATCCATTTCAACAACAAGTTATTGATGCTTCTATGAGAGAGCTTGATCGACAAGCAGATATGCAAAGAGCAGGTGCTAAAGCTCAAGCTATACAATCTGGTGCATTCGGTGGATCAAGAGAAGGTATTAGACAAGCTGAAGCTGACAGAGGTTTGCAACAAGTCAAAGCTGATACTTTGTCAAGATTATTGGCATCAGGTTTTGGAACAGCATTACAAGCGTCACAAAACGCTGCTGGAGCTGGTTTAAAATCATCTCTAGATGCTGGGAGACTATCTGGTGGACTAGGACAAGCTTTTGGTACTTTAGCAGGCACTACGGGTGACGTAGGACGTTTACAGCAGGCATTAGGTCAAGCAGATATATCACAATTAACACAATTAGGTGCATTAAGGCAGGGACAGTCTCAAGCAGAACTAGATGCCAACAGATCTAATTTAATGACACAAGCACAAGAACCATTTACAAGATTGCAACTAGGACAAAACTTACTGCAAGGTATGCCGAGTGCTTCTATACCTTCGACATTCCAGCAGGCAACAACACCTGGTGCAAATCCATTCTTGCAAGGTATTGGTGCATATACAACATTGTCACAAATTGCACCTTTTGGTGGTAATTCTAAGTAGGGTAGAAGCATGGCTCCAAATCAAACATTAACTTCTGGATTAAATGTAAGTTCACCTGGCGTTAGTTCTACTCCTACAGGTCAAATGGGTTTGTTGGGGAAATTACTTGAGCAAATAGGAGTTAAACCTTTAGCTCAACAATTAGCAGAAGAACAACAAGGAAAAGATAGAGCATTATTAAGTGATCAATTAGACACACAAAAATCAAAAACAAAATTATCTCAACTTGGAATAGGACCCACCTCTTTTTCTAGTGATGTGGAGAACTTTATTAACCAAGACTCTTTAAATAAACAAAGAATAAAAAAATTTGAAGAAGAACAAGCAAAAAAGAATTTAAGTAATGTTGAGGGAGCATCTTCTCTTGATAGCACAGAATTAGGAGATAAAACTGCTGGTATTGATCAGGATCCAATCGGTGCAGGCTCACAAAAGCAAGCAGAATTAGATGAAACAATGGCACTTGGAGCTATGTCTGATGCAGATATAGACTACACTGATGTTGGAGAGGCAGGTTCATTAGAGCCAGAGCCAGAAGAAAAAACAACATTAGCTAAAGAACAACAAGCATTACAAGATCTGTTTAAAGAAACTATGAAAGAAACCATGGGTATATACGGAGATGCTGAAAAAGATGCTAAAGTAAAAAGTATAGAAGAATATAAAGATGATTTTCAAAGAGCAACTGGCATAGATATATCAGGAGAACCTGATAATAAAAATGCTTTGATGGCTTTAGGCTTTAGACTCATGGCAAATAGAGCTGGTAAAGATTTTGATTTGTCAAATATTTTACAGGAAACTGGTAAAATAGGACTTGAGTCATTACCTGCTTTTGATAAAGCAAAAGACAAAGCAAAAGCTGGTCAATTAGCTTCTGGTAAATTTGCATTAGGACAGAAGATGGCTGACACAAAAGCATTAACAGCTCTTAATAAAGAAAAAAGATTAGCTCTGCTGGGTCTAGGAAAAGAATTTAGATCATTAGCTGAAAGTAGAAGAGCAGAAGCAGCTAAACACCTTAACTCTGTAGAATTAAAAGAACTAGAGTTTACTGCAAAAAGGTTAGAAGCATATCGTAAGGGACAAGCAAAGTTGTCCGAAATAACTAAAAATCAAGGTTTTGCACCTGTTGATGGACAACCTGGCTTAAAAATTCAAAAAGCTTTAAGAAAAGATTCAAGTGTAGGTAATCCTCTTGTTTATACACAAGCAGGTGATGATATTAGAAGGTTTAAAGATTCTTACGGAAACATAACAAGAGCAAGAAATACTTTATCTAGCATAGGTGGATTGATACAAGATTTAGGGTCAGAGACTGGATCTCCATTAGCTGATCAAGTTTTTGATAAAGTAAGAAATGTTGGAGCTGCTATTGGACTAGATCCTAAAAAATTGTTTGGTAAACTTGTAACAGTTGGCAAAGATGGTAAAGCAAAGCTTATAGAAGGCGTTGGTAGAACACAAATGATAGACGTTCTGAATAGAACTTTAATTAATGAATATAAAAAGTTTTTAACACAAGAAACTGGCAATGGTATATCAAACCAAGACGTACAAAGACTTGAAAAGGCTTTAGGTAAACTAGATTTGTTTACGAATCCACAACTAGCACTGCAAAGAGTAAATGAAATTGATCAGATATTTGCAAAAACTCAAGATCAAATAACAAATACACTTGTAGGATTTAAAGATAGAAATAGTTATTTAACTGACGATCAATTCAATAGAGCGCAACAAGAGCTTAAAGCAGGGACTGTTGAGCAGTTTGGTAATTCAGGACCTAAGTTCAATGTATCTACTGCTGATGATGGAACACTAACTTATACATTGGTTAAATAATGGCAACAGTAAAAATAAATTTACCAAATGAAAGTTTTAACTTCACCATAGAAGGTGATGAACCTACAGAACAAGAACGATCTGCCATTAATCAAATAGTACAACAGAAAATGGCTGAATCACAAAAATCTGAAGAAGAAGCATCTAAAACAACTGAACCTTCACCAGAACAGAACAAACAATTGTTCGATGTCGAGACAGGAATTAAGAACAATGCCTTGAGAGCTGCTCTTGGTGTAGCTGAGACAAAAGAAGAAGAAGAAGCTATACTCAGAAAGTTTGATTTATCTGATGATGATTTTACTAGAGATAATAGAGGTAGACTAGCTCTAACTCCAACAGGAGCCTCAAAGTTTGGTCAAGAGACAGATAAGAATGTTCTTGTAGATGAAGAAGGTTTTAGTCGTTATGACTTTTCTGATTTATCTGGTATAGCACCAGAACTCATAGCTGGTATTGGTGGAGCTATAGCTGGTCAAATACTAGTTCCAATACCTATTTTAGGAGCAGCTTTAGGTGCAGGTGTAGGAGCCGCCACAGGTCAAGGTATCGAAGAAGGTGTTGAAGCTTTAGCTGGTGTTTCCAAACAATCTGGATCAGAAATAGCGGCAGACTTAGGTAGAGAGTTTGCTTATGGTTTTGTTGGTGAAGGTGTGCTTGGTGGTGCATTTGCTGCTTTTAGAGCTTTACGAAGAGGAGTTACACCTGGTAAAGGACTTACTTCTAAGGAAGCAAGTACAGCAGGACAATCTATATCCGAGCCAATTGATGAAGCTGGTAATGCAATTAAACCAAAAGAATTTGCAAACCTTACTGCTGATGAACAGATTGCTGCTACAAGTCGTGTTGTCACTAAGGCAGATGGGACAGTTGTTCGTGGTGGATTTGGTGTAAGACCAACTTTATCAGCAATTAAAGCACCATCTCTTGTAGCTAGAATACAAGCTATTGGTGAAAAAATATTTAAAACATCAGATCGTTTAAAAAATAACAATGATCAAATTAAACAATTATTAGACTCATACAAACAAAAGTATGGAGTTACAGATGATGTCATTGATGCAGATGTAGGACAAATACTTAAAGATGGCATGGTAGAAAACAACACCAGACTTCTCAATGTAGAAGAGCAATTAACAAATTCTGTTGTCAAACATTTAGAAGATTCTGTTAATACTTTTAAACAAGCTGGAGTTAGAAACTCTAATGTAGAAGATGATTTATTTGAAATTATTAGAGACGCATCTATAAATTTTGACACGATGATTTCAGGTAAATTTCGTGCAGTTGACAAAGTATTGAGAAACTCAAGTCTGGGTGGTGATGCTGTTATTACTACATCAAGATTTAAAGATGATATAGCCAGACTAAAAAAAGATTTTGCACCTGCAATAGCTGGTGGCACAGATGATGGTAAGGCAATAGGTCAAATTATAAGTGCTTTTGAAAGTGTAGGAGGTTCTACATTTACAAAACCTGCTTCATTTAATCAACTCTACAATCTTCGAAAAGCAGTAAGTGACATAAGGATGAAATTACCTGCTAATGCAAAAACAGTTCGTGGAGAACTTGTAACAAAAGATGGTGATGGATTGCTTGATAAAATAGATGGTATTTTCAAGGAAATAGGTGACGAAAATAGCACTATATTTAGAGAGATGACACAAAGGTCAGCAAATTCTCCTGCTGAAATGAAAAAATTTATTAACGCTGGTAAAGCAATAAAAAAAGCACAAACTCAATTTTTCTTAGGCAAAAAGATTATAGAAGATTTAAATGCTTCTAAAACTATTAAAAATTTAGAAAAATACAAATCACAACCTGGTGATATAGTTGATGATGTTCCACAAAATATAGATATATATCAAAATATTGTTAAGAACGACAATCCCAACTTTATACAACAGGCTAGAAAATTTATTACAGAATATGGTGGTCGAGTTGAGGGTGGCAGAGTAATTGAAGGCACTGGCGCACAATTGGCTGACGAATTTGTTGCACGAGCCGCTAACCATACTTTGGAATCTGCTTTAGAAAAATCAGGAATACGAAATTTTACAAATATTAAAAACTTTAATTCTGAAAAATTTTCACAATCAATTAAAGGTCTAGGAACGACTGCAAAGGAATTGTTCGGAGAACAAACAGATCAAATACTAAAATTAGCAGATGAGATAGGATCTGTTAAGATTACAGGATTAGAATCAAATCAGGTTCTTAGACAATTTAGAAATATCAAAGGTGACACACGATCTAATGCCTTACTTGTTAGAAAGTTAGAAGCATTATCAAACACACAAAAAAGATTAGCCGCTAACCAAAAGAACGTAATACTTAGAAAATTAGCAGATGACACAGGTGACTTAGATCCAGTTGAAGCGGCTCGTTTCCTTGTACAAAAGACTACGAAAAACTCACAGATAAAACCAATTATGCAGTATTTCGAAAAACAAGGTCAAGGTGGTGAGCAGGCTATTAACAAAATTAGAAGTTACTATATCAATAGTATGATAGATGACTTTGGTGAGTCTATTATGACTGATGGTAAATCCTTAAATGCCTTTGCTGACAGACTATTATCAGCCTCAAAAGATAATAAGTTGGTAACAGTATTCGGCAAGCAAGTCGGTAACAATATGAAAAACTTTGGTAAAATACTAAAATTTAATGCAAGGACTGCTGAAGGTGGTGATCTTGTTGCCGCTAATATAGCTGCTTCACCATTTCAAAATGTAGGAAAGCTTGTTAAGTTTAGTATTTTAGGCAACAGACTTTTATCTAATGGCTATTATGACGATATACTTAAACAATACAATGGTGTTGTTCGTAACGTAGATTTAAGCACAAGAGAACGAGCAAAATTAACAGGATCTATTATAGGTAAAGGTTTAACCATAGGCACAGGACAGACAATACAAACTGCTGTTGATGAAGCAGAGAGTCAAACAAAATCATTTCTTGAGAGTCAAGGTCTAAATGTAGAGCTTCCTGACATAAAAGCTGAAGATTTAAAAAGAACTAATTTATCTACATTTTTATCACCGACTAGACCTAATGTGCCGTTGAATCAATTAAAAATACCAGAGCCAGTTTCGGGTTCCACATTAGGAGGTATAGATATAACTAATCCAGCCAATGCTTTTTCATTAGGACTAAATCCTACAGATATGGCAATAGCACAGAGAGCAAGAGGTAGACAGTGAACATAGAAGAGCTAAGAGAAACCCTTAAAATAGATGAGGGGAACGTCAAATCTATATACCTCGATCATTTGTCACTGAAGACCACGGGGATCGGACATTTGATCAACGAGTGGGATGAAGAGTATGATAAGCCAGTTGGCACACCAGTATCAGAAGAAAGAATCAATGAATTATTTGATAAAGATGTCCAGATAACGATAGATGAATGCGAACAATTATTCGGTAACTTCCAAGATCTGCCAGAAGAAGTTAAACAAATTTGTGCCAATATGATGTTTAATATGGGCAGAACTCGTTTAAGTAAATTTTCAAAGTTTAGAGAAGCTCTAAACAAAAAAGACTGGAAAGAATGTGCCATTCAAATGGAAGATTCGAGATGGCACAAGCAAGTAACTAATCGCGCAAATAGGTTAATCTCTCGTATGAAGGCTATTGATAGCACCTAATCCAAGACTAGTAACCTTAGTTTTATATTTACTATATTCTTCTTTATCAAACTCTTGATCAATCATAAGACTTAATTGTTGCCTAATGTTTCTTCTTTGCTGCTCACATATTTTAACCAGTTTATCATAACTCTTACGATCTAAACCAACAGACTTGTATTTTGAAATATCTGTCATTATACTACCTCCATGACCCATACATACCCATTTATACCCAAAAAAAGTAGAACAAGCAACAATAAGTATTTTGCAAAAAAAACTATTGCTATGGGTTTAAAGTTTGACTCTAGGTGGGAAGCAGAGAGATGGGGACAACTTAGAGCTATGGAAAGAGCTGGTGTTGTTGACCAATTAGATAGACAAATTAAATACGAATTAAATGTAAATGGTCAAAAGATATGTAATTATATTGCTGACTTTACATATTTATTAGTAGATGAAAATGGCGAATCTAAATTTATTGTTGAAGATGCTAAAGGCGTTCTCACGCCTGAGTTTAAGTTAAAGAAAAAACTTATGCTTGCCATACATAACATAGATATATTGTTAACTTTTAAAAAAAAATGATAGTTTAGGTATTGACATTGATGTAATGATGTCTATATTAACCCTTGCAAGTAGAAATCAAAACGAAAGTGAGGTTAGTATGGAACAGAATTTCTATGATATGAGTGATCACGAACTTTTACAGGTAAAGTTGTCTATAAAACGTGATATTGATCGCCACAAGAAGAGAATGGAAGAGCTTAACGGCTATCTTAATGAAAGATACTTTGGTATTGCTCGTGAAGATTTGCAGAGACAAGGCAAAGATTTCGGTACAACTACAGTATTTTCTGATCAGGAAGATAAAGTTAAGGTTTCCATTGCTAAAAAAGTAACATGGGATCAGCAAGCACTTCGTGATGCGTTCGATAGTATGAACTCTGATGATGCTAGACACTATGCAAAAGTCACATACTCTGTTGACGAGAGGAAGTATACAAATGCTCCTCCAGCTATAGTAGAAAAGCTTCAACCAGCTAGGACTGTCGAGCAAGGTACGATTAATGTTGATCTTGTACAAACAGAGGAGGCTTAATTGGCTTTAGAAATAATCACTGCCGAACAACGTATGGCAGAAAAACGAGGTCATAAGATGGTCATCTGTGGTCAAAGTGGTGTGGGCAAGACAACTCTTGCCCGAACCCTTGATCCTGATAAGACTTTATTTATTGATCTTGAGGCAGGTGACACTGCAATTAAGGATTTTCCTATCGATGTAATTCGTCCAAAGACATGGCAAGAGTGTCGTGATTTTGTGTGTTACATCGGTGGTGTAAATCCATCTCTCTCAAGAGAGCCATATGATGTCATTCATTATGAAAGAGTAATGCAGGAATTTGGAGACAAACTTGTGCGAATGAATAAGTACGATACTATTTTCGTTGATAGTATTACTGTCGCAGGTCGTTTGTGCTTTCAATACTGTATGTCTCATCCCGATAATATTACAGAAAGATCAGGTAAAGTTGATACTCGTTCTGCCTATGGTATGCACGGAAGAGAAATGATGGCATGGCTAACTCATTTACAACATATTAGAGATAAGAATGTCATATTAGTCGGCATACTTGACTCCAAGGTAGATGACTATGGTCGAACCAACTACGAGTTACAAATTGAAGGAGCTAAGACTGCACGAGAACTACCAGGCATCGTTGATGAAGTTATCACAATGACAGTCATGGGTGGAACAGAAGGAGTGCAACCATATAGAGCTTTTGTTTGTCAAACTCTAAACGAATGGGGTTACCCAGCTAAAGACAGATCTGGAAAACTTAATGTGGTTGAGGAGCCACATCTAGGCAAGCTTTTGCAAAAGTTAAACGGATCAATAGAGAAAAAGGATTTAACATTCGTTAATCCACAGTCACAACCAACACAGGAAGGAGAAGTACAGTGATTGATTTAAATAATATTGAAAGTGGGGGTGGTTCTGATTTTGAACTTATCCCTATGGATACGATTGTAAGAGCAATTATTACAATTAAACCTAATGCAGTAACTATGCCTGAATTTAGTAATACACCTATATTCAAGGCTTCACAAAGCACGTCAGCTAAGTGGCTTGAGGTTGAATATACCATCATAGGTGGTCAATTCGATAAACGTAAGTTTTGGCAAAATCATTTCTTTGATGGTGATTCTAAAGACGATAGTGGTGTATCTAAATCCAAAAAGATTGGATTGCAGTGGTTGAAATCAGTTGTTGAAAGTCATAACAATTTTTCAGCTTTAGATGGTTCACCACAAGCTCAAGCAATCAGGCAAATCGATATGCAGAAAGGTGGAGTAGCATCCATCAATGGCATGAGTGTTTGTGTCAAGATCGGCATTGAAAAATCAAATGATCCTATGTATTCTGATAAGAATAGATGTAAGATCATATTGACTCAAGGCATGGAAGGATACATCCCGAATGGTCATGCACCAACTGTTACACCATCACAACCACAAGCACCACAAGAAAGTGGTACTATACCTCCGTGGGCTAAGTAGTGATGGAAGAAATAGCAAGGGCTAACTGACCTTAGTCTACTTGCAAGTCGCTTGGGTAGTGCGATGCCCTAAAACTACCCACCTTTTATAGCCAATGAGGGACAAATGATTTTAAGACCATATCAAGAAATTGCAGTACAAGATGCTTCTAATGCTTTAGACAAGCATAAGAATACGATTGTTGTTGCACCAACGGGTGCAGGTAAAACAATTATGCTATCTGCACTGATTGGTAAACGATACAAAAAAGGCAAAAAGATTTTAGTTTTGCAACATCGAGATGAACTTGTTGGACAGAACAAAAACAAATTCTCCCGTGTTAATCCAAAAATATCTACGTCTATCGTAGATGCTTCAGAAAAAAATTGGGATGGTAGCACAGTATTTAGTATGGTGCAGACACTATCGAGACCGAACAATTTGGATAATATGTCCAAAGTAGACATGATGGTGATAGATGAAAGTCATCATGCCATAGCCGATACATACATGAGAATTATCAATAAGGTTAAGGAAGCCAATGAGTCCGTAGAGATTGTTGGCTTTACGGCTACACCTAATCGTGGAGACAGAAAAGGTCTCAAGGGTGTGTTTAATAACTGCTCCCATCAGATTGAGATAGCTAACCTTATACGAGAGGGTTTCCTTGTACCACCAAAGACATTCGTGATTGATGTCGGAGTACAGAAAGATTTACAAAATGTTCGTAAAACTGTGTCAGATTTTGACATGGGACAAGTCGAGCAGATTATGAACAAACGTGCCATCAATGAGAAGATTGTTGAAGAGTGGCAGGAAAAAGCAGGTAGTAGAAAGACAGTTATATTTTGTAGCACAGTAAATCATGCACAAGATCTATGTGACGAGTTTAGAAGATCGGAAATCCGTGCAGAGATTGTAACAGGTGAAACACCATCGGCAGACAGAAAACAAATGTTACATGATTTGGAACATGGTGATGTACAAGTTGTAGTCAATGTTGCAGTATTAACAGAGGGTTTTGATGCACCACCTGTGAGTTGTATTGTGCTTACAAGACCATGTTCATACAAATCTACAATGGTGCAGATGATTGGTCGTGGACTACGAACAATAGATCCAGAAGAGCATCCAAACGTAATTAAGAAGGACTGTATTGTATTAGACTTCGGGACAAGTGTGTTGACACATGGATCGTTGGATGAGGGTGTTGATCTTGATGGTAAAGAAAAGATGCAACAAGGATCAGGACCTGAGAAAGTTTGTCCTAATTGTAAGTGTCTCATACCATTAAGTGTTCGTGTCTGCCCTATGTGTGGGCATGAGATCGAGATGCAAGCTAAAGAACTGCTTGAGACATTTGAAATGACAGAAGTTGATCTTATCGACAGATCACCATTTAGATGGATTGATTTATTCAACAATAGCAGGTGTATGTCAGCTAGTGGATTCAATGGTTTTGGTTTAGTTGCACATTTAGATGACGTTTCTGTAGCCCTAGTCAAGCGTACAAGAGGCAAACTTAGAGTTGTTGGTGTTGGAACCAAAGAACAAGCTTTGGCTTCTGCTGACGATTTTTTGAGGGAAATAGAAGATAGTGATGGAGCCAAGAAAGGTAAAAGATGGTTAAATCAAGGCATGACAGATAGACAAAGAGAAGCTTTGGCAAGAGAAAACAAGATCGTAAGTCAATTAGATTTAAGTTTTAGTAAGTACAAAGCGGCGTGTTGGTTAAATTATTTGTGGAACAAGAAACAAATAGATGGCAAAGTTTCAGATTATTACGAGGGAGATGAGAATGGAGCGTAGTGAAGCATTAAAAAAAGCTGAAGAATTGATCAATGGATCAAGAGCAAGAACATATGGAGATGCTCTTGAAACACATGAAGCTATGGCTAAAATTATGAACGTATTGCTTGCACATAAACTAAAATCAGATCTTACATTTGAAGATATGTACAAATTTTTTATAGTTGGGAAATTAGTAAGAGATAGAAATAATGCCGAAAAGAAAATAAAACATATGGACAATCCTATAGATGTGATTGGATTCGCTGCTTTGTGGGCAGAGGGTAAAAGTCAAGCTGATCAAGGCACAAAAAATGGCAAAAATTAACGTGGATTATCAACTCAATATGAAGTCTAAAAGTGACAAACAATATGTTCGTGAGGGTAAAATAGTTATACCAATTTTTTTAGATGATGATAACAATCATGTCTTAGATCACATTGATACATATATTCAAAAGGCTATTGAAGACACAGAAGATGAGTTGTTAGGTGGCACTATAGTGACTGAGTTTTTAGGAACTAGTCATTATTTTGATTTTATAGTAATGGAAGAAGGAGATAAAAAATGGACGAACCTAGCTCTGGGAACAGACACAGTACACTAAAAAAACTTTCCGAACAATTTGCAAAGATAGGTTGGGATAAAAAATTGCTACATTTGACAGAAGACGAAGCTCTTGCCATAATTGATGCCATTCAATCAGCTAATGGAGTCAGCAGTGGCGTTCTCGACCTTAATCCAAACTCAAACATACTCCAAGATGACGAAATACCCTTTTAAGATGTTAGAGCAAGATATATCAGATATAATAGATAAAGCTATTGTTGATCGGAATAAAAAGGTCAAGAAAAGAACTTACATTGGTGCTTCTACTTTAGGAGATTCCTGTTCTCGTAAAATACAATATCGTTACATGGGTCAGCCGATTGATGACAATCGTGATTTTAATGCTAGGACTTTACGTATATTTCAATTTGGTCACGAGATAGAATTTAGTGTAGCTGGATGGCTGAGACAAGCTGGCTTTGATCTCCGAGTGGAGGATAAAAATGGCGAACAATTTGGTTTTAGCATAGCAGAAGATCAGATCAAGGGACATATAGATGGTGTCATATGTAATGGATCTTTGGATATACAGTACCCTATGTTATGGGAATGTAAGTCAGCCAATGATAAAAAGTTTAAAGAGTTTCAAAATAAAGGTGTATCAATAGCAAATCCTGTGTACGCATCACAGGTTGCTTTGTATCAAGCTTATATGCAATTAACAGACAATCCTTGTTTGTTTACAGTATTAAATAAAAATACAAGTGAGATATATTATGAGCTTATACCTTTTAATAAAGCTTTAGCACAAGAGGTTAGTGACAAGGCTGTATCAATATTAGAAGCCACAAAAGCAAATGAGATGTTGCCAAGATTAGCACATTCTCGTGACTATTTTGCTTGTAAATTTTGTGAGTTTCAAGATAGTTGTTGGAGTGTTTAAATATGAGGGAGAAGGTAGCATCCCCCTCATATACTTCAGCCAATGAAGTGAGGGTAGTATAATGAACATTATAAAAATTGGCAATAAAAATAGGGATATGTCAGCCAATGAACTAGTTGATTTAATTAGTCAGAGAGTCCCAGCTAGTGTCCAGATAAGTACGTTACGAGATACTTATCCACAAGGAATTGTTCGGGGTGACGTGTTCACAATCGGTTCACTGGAAGGAGAATCTGGTAAATCATTAAAGATAGATATAAATCCAAACTCACCATATTTTATGAAGGGATCGGATTTCAACGGATCACAAGGTGTTGGTGGTATTGTAAAGATATTAATGGAAGGTAGAGGTATGCGCCTTCCTGAAATCAAAGAATTGTTCGGAAACTATCTGGATAATAATGCTCCTCCACCAGTTGAACAAGATATACCACAAGAACTGAGTGTGACATTTAAAAGAGCCATTGATGTAAATACACCCTATGACTCCGAACATTTATACTTGTCTGGTTATGGTGAAATCCTGTGTCGTGTCAGAAGATACAACACGAAAGACAATGCTGGTAATCCAGTTATGGACAGTCATGGTAAGCCAAAGAAAGAGTTTAGACAGTTTACAGACTCACCATATCCAAAGATACCTGATGTAAGACCTTTGTATAATATACCAAACATAATTGCTTCTGAGAAAGTTATATGGGTAGAGGGTGAGAAATGTGCTGATGCACTTAATGAACTTGGATACACAACAACTTGTACTATGGGTGGTGCAGGAATGTTGTCTCGTAAATCAGCCAGTCGTTTTGACTTCAGTCCTTTGCAGGACAAAGAATTAATTATATGGGGTGACAATGACAATGCAGGTCGTAAGGTTGCTGAACTGGTGCAAGAACTGGCACTTAATGCAGGAGCCAAGTCTGTCACGACATTGACACCACCACGAGGTAAACCAGAGGGTTGGGATGCCGTTGATGCCATATCTGAAAGCTTTGATGTACAGCACTTCCTAAACACAACAGTTAAGCATACTAAACGTAACATAAATCTACTGGACGATAGTTTACTGGTCAGCAGGTTTGAAGGACAAGCACCCGTACAAAAGTTCTTAGTCGATGGTACATTTCCGTTGGCTGTTCCTATTATATTTTCTGCAGCAGGTGATGCAGGTAAAGGTATGATGACACTTGATCTTGGTATGAAAGTAGCATCGGGTCAGCCTTTAGCAGAGAGTTTTGGTAGTACAATAGGTGAGTTTGGCAATGTTGTGATCTTTACAGCAGAGGATGACGAGTCAGAAATGCACAGAAGAATTGAACGTCTGGATCCGAACAATTTGAGATTTTCGTACCAGCATGAGCTTCGTGTGGTCTCATTGCCTAATGTTGGAGGTGTATTTCCAATACTTCAGGACACAAGAGATGGTTATAGTACCAGTGATGAATTTGATAAACTTTACGAACAAATTCTGCAAATGAATGATTTAAAGCTTATTATCTTTGATCCCTTGGCTTCTTTTGTTCATGCTGATGTAAACTCTGATCCAGCAGCAGGAGCTGCCTTGACTGGTCTTTTGGCACAGATCGGAACTGAAACTGGAGCTTCTGTAGTTATGTGTCACCACATGACTAAGATTAAAGATGATACAATCATAAATACTCCTGAACAAGCAAGGTTACTTATCAGAGGTACGTCAGCACTGGTAGATGGTGTGAGGTGTGCTTTTGCACTGTGGCAAGTCGATGAAGCTACTGGTCGTAGACGTTGTATGGATATAGGTGTTGAATATCAGAGAAATAAATGCTTTGATGGAGCAGTAGTCAAATCAAACGGACCTGCAAACAGAGATATTAGGAACTTTATTAGAGATGGTTTTTCTGGATTACTGGAGGATAGAACTGAAGAGATTAAAAGATTACATTCTGGAACTAATCGTCAGATTAAGAAAGATGCCCTGTTTGCTTGGATTGCAACGTGTGAACGGGAGGGTAGAGCTTTGACTCAGCAGTCAGGAGCAGATGCTATTATGCAAAGATTAACGTCAGATCGTGATGCGCCACAAGTCTTGAACAACTTGACACAACGAAGCATTGACGGAATTGTTCGGGAACTTATACAAGAAGCACGTATCTCAAAGTATTCTTTTACTGCTTCTGGTGGTCGTAAATGGCTTGGTACAACAGAAGGTGTAATGTCAACTGGAGAGTACGAAGCAACAACAGCTACAGATAATGTCTGATGGCTGGTAAGAGTAAATCAGCTACACAAAACTATAATGAGCTTCGTGCTTTGACTAAAAAATTGCTTAAAGAAAGCAAGAAAAAACAGCGCAAAGGTGAAGATGAGTCCGAACAATTATTCGAGGACGATCCCAAAGCTGCACAAGAACAGGATTTTGGTCGAGTCAGAAAAAATTCTACATATGTATTTTCAAAAAATATTTTAAGTGATTTGTAAAAAAAATTTATTTTTATTCTTGACTTGTATGTAATGAATACCATATACAACTATTATGAACTATCATAATGGGAGCAAGTAGATGAAGTTTAA